CATTAAGTATTAAAGCAATGGGCTACGATGATGACGAAATTGAAGAATTAATACAAAGAAAGAAAGACGATAATTTTGTTATTAGAATGGGAGACAATGTTGTTACTATTAAAAAGCCACAAGGTATTATAAGAAGTATGATAAATTTAGCAGAATACATTCAAGATTTGGCAACAGGACATATTGAAGAAGGAAAAGAAGGAGAACGACTAGGAACATGGCTTAATAATGCAATAATGGATAATATGCCAGCAGATGATGTAACAGGATTTGTTCCAAATATGGTAGCACCATTAATTGAAAATGCAGTAAATAAAGACTTTTATTATAATACAGATATAGTAAAAAGCTATGATCTAGATTTACCAGACGCAGATCAATATTACGATTATAATTCGCAACTAGCAATATGGTTAGGAAAGATATTTAATTATTCTCCAGCCAAAATTGATAATTTAATATCTGGATATTTTGGTGGACTAGGAACAACAGCTACAAGCACAATGGATTATGCACTAGGTAAGGCTGGAGTAATACCAGAAAAACCAGAAATGGGAGCAGAACAAGATACAATAGGAAAAAGATTTGTAGTTAATGTAAACACTAATAGTCAAAGTATAGAAGATATTTATAATCGAAAAACAGAACTGACAAAAAAACAAAATGGTGGTATAATAACATCAGAAGAAGAAAAAGAACTTGAAAGAATAAAATCAGCTATTTCTAATATTGCAGACTTAAATAAACAGATAAAAGAAATAAAGAAAGATTTAACAACTTCTGGATCAGAAAAAGCAGAAAAAATAAGATCAATTCAACAAGAAAAAACTGATACTGCTAGACAAGCATTAGGAAAAGACTTAATTTATAAAGAAAATGAAGCAAAAATACAAAGCACACAATTCTATCCAAATGATACAATTAAGAAAAATGGCTATAGTTTAACACTTACTCCACAAATGAAAAAAGAATATGAAACACTTGCTAATAGTTTTTATTCTAAATATGCAAAACAAGGTTTATATAGCGACGACAAACTAAAAGATATACAAACAAAAGCTAAAGAATATGCTAAATCTAAAATGTTTTCAAAGTATAAGACTAAAATGGTAAAGACCAAATAATTATAGAAGGTTACTGCACACGCTTGCGGTAACCTTTTTGCCTTTTTTAGGGAGGAGGTGGGAAAATTGGAGTCAGTAAACAGCAAAGAACTTAACGATTTTAAGATAGAAGTATTAACACAACTTGCAGTAATTAATAGTAAATTAGACACTTACAACAAGACACAAGAAATTGCAACTCAAGCAGATAACAGAAGCAAACAAAATGAAAATGAAATACAAGAGATAAAAGACAATAACAAATGGGCTTTTAGAATTTCAATAGGAGCTATTATAACAAGTGGAATTGGAATATTAGTAGCAATATTTAAAAGAGGTATTGGAATGTAAAGGAGGAAAAGTTATGCTAGATAAATTGAAAAAATTAATTGATGTAAAAAGCATTGTAACATTAATGCTTACAGTAGTAGTTTGTATTTTAACACTTAAAGGACAATTTAATATAGAACAAATATATTTAATGATAATTGCGTTTTATTTTGGAACACAGTTTCAAAAGAACAATGATAAAAAGGAGGGGTAAATATGAGAGGAATTGATGTAAGTGGTGCACAAGGAATTGTTGACTGGGATACAGTTCGACCACAAATTGATTTTGCTATTTTAAAATTAGGAAATATAGGAGATGGTACTAAATTTTGGTTAAGTGATTATTTTGAAAGAAATTATTACGAATGTCAAAGATTAGGAATACCAGTAGGATTATATTTATATTGTTATACAAATGAAATAGAAAACGCAGAACAAGCAGCAAGAGAAGTTGTAAATTATTTACAAGATAAAAAAATACAATTGCCAGTATATATAGATATGGAAGACGCAGAAATAGCTGTAGAAGGTAGAGATAAATTAACTAATATTTGTATAGCATTTAATGCAATTATAGAACAAGCAGGATTATGGGCTGGAGTATATGCAAATATAAATTGGTTTAATAATTATCTAAATAAAGATGAAATTAAAAGAAGATATACAACATGGGCAGCACATTTTGGAGTTAGTCCATATAAGTATATTGGAGAATATGACATTTTACAATATTCTTCTAGCGGTTCTGTTGAAGGAATTAATGAAAATGTAGATATGAACGAAATGTATAGAGATTTAATAAGCGAAATATCAGGAAATATACCACACCCAGAACCAGCTCCAGAACCAACAAAAAAATCAAATGAAGAAATTGCAGACGAGGTAATTGCAGGAAGATGGGGCAACGGACAAGAAAGAAAAGATAGATTAACAGAAGCAGGTTATAATTATGATGAAGTACAAGCTATTGTAAATGAAAAATTAAATTATACAAGCGAAACAACTTATGTAGTAAGACGTGGAGATACATTAAGCGAAATTGCTGAAAGATATGGAACAACATATCAAGAAATTGCAGCAAAAAATGGAATAGAAAATCCAGACTTAATTTATCCAGGTCAAATATTAAGAATATAAAGGAGGAAAAAATATGTTAAAAGGTATTAATGAAAATGGAGAATTAAAAAATGTTAAAGTTACAGATGATGGAGCTGTTAAAGTTGCAATTCAAGGTGGAGGGGGAGGATCACAAGAAACTGAAATAATAAATACTCCAGAAAACCCTGTTCCAGTTAGTGTAATTGGAGGAACACAAGAAGTAGAAACTACTTTAAAGGCTGATGTTCTTACAGTTGGTACAACAGCAGAAACAATTGCAATTGGAAAGAAAGTAACAGAAATTGAGGTTGCTAATTATAGTGAAACAGCAGATATAACTATTACAATAAATAATAAAGATATGGTAATAGGAAGTAATGTTGCAACTACATTAACTATTAATACTAATGTTACAAGTCTTGACATAGAATCAACAGAAGCGGATACAAAAGTACAAATTGTAGTTAAAGGAGTGGTATAGATGATAAAATTTATAAATAATGGTTCTGGAGGTGGAGATTCAATTCCAAATATTTTTACACAACTTGCAGAGCCTACTATCAAAAAGGGGTTGTGGCTTCGAATAAATAAAACAGCAGAACATTTCGTAAGTGATAGTGATGTGTTTACAGGTGGTAAATGGGCTCCAGCTAGTGAAACTGCTGCAATACCTAATAAATTTTATGATGGTTCTGCAGTAGCAGTAGGAACTAATATATACTTATTAGGTGGTACTAATAGTAGAACTACTAATCGTAAATATGATACCTTAACTAATACATATATACAGTTAGCAGATATACCTTATGATTTTTCAGTAGGTTCTGCAGTAGCAGTAGGAACTGATATATATTTATTAGGTGGTACTAATAGTATGACAAATAATTATAAATACGATACTTTGACAGATACTTATACTCAATTGGCTACTATATCTTTTGGTGCTTTTTATGGTGGTTCAGCTGTAGCTATAGGAACTGATATTTATTTATTAAAAGATACTCTTAATTATAAATATGATACTTTAACTAATACTTACACAAGCAGGGCAAATATACCATATAGCTTTACTCGAGGTTCGGCTGTAGCTATAGGAACTGATATTTATATATTTGGTGGTACATACAGTTCTTCTTCTGCTTATAAATATGATACATTAACTGATACTTGGACACAATTAACTAATACACCTAATGATTTTTATAATGGTGCAGCAGTAGCAGTAGGAACTGATATATATTTATTAGGTGGTACATTCAGTAGTGACACTTATCCTCATTACTATTATAATTACAAATATAATATTATAACTGATACTTGGACACAATTAACTAATATACCTTATGAATTTCAGTCTGGTTCTGCAGTAGCAGTAGGAACTAATATATACTTATTAGGTGGTACTAATAGTAGAACTACAAATAGAAAATATATAGTAGCTGGAAAATCTTATGAGACAGATAATACAGTAGTATTAGCAGAAGGAACTACTTATAGAACAGAGTTATTTAATACTAATTTTGAAGAAGGCTATAAACCATTATATGGATTTGCTGATGCTTGGTTTTACACATTACAGGACGGATTAGATGGAACAATGCCAGTATATTATGGAGATGGTACACAATGGATTAATATTAAAAATCCACCAGTATAATAAATAGAATTATCTCATCGACAAATTTCGACACATCGAAAATTAAAACCATGATATAATTAACATAAGGGAGATGATGTGTAATGAAAGAAGCATTGAATAAGTCTCTACAAATGATAAAAGAACTAGATATTAAAAGTGAAAAAGAATACAATAAGTTACTACATCATTATTTAATATTAAGGTCAGAAAGTTTAAAATATATACTACAGACAAAAAGATTTAAAGAAGTAATTAAAATAGCAAAAGCAACCGATTAAGGTTGCTTTTTATTATCAGAATCTTCAATTACAGCAGTATATGCTCTTAAATATACATAACCGTTAACTATTAGAAATAATAAACCAAATATGTGAGCAATAAAAGTATTATCCTTAAAATAGGAATATATTCCTATATAACCAGCGATAAGAGTAAATAAACAGCCAATAAAGAAAAAAATACCTATTAATTTTTCATTTATCTGCATAAATAAACCTCCCATTTTTTATTAATAGTAACATATAAAAAAATAAATGTCTATAATAAATAATTATAAGTTTCGCAAACGAAACCAAATCTATAGTATGATTTTTTTAATAATAAACATACTAAAGATGAGGTAATATATGAGAATAGAAATATTAATAAGAGAAAAAAGAATAGAAAAAAATATAAAGCTAGAGGATTTGGCTAAAGCTGCAGGAATAACAAAAGGAACATTAAGCAAGATAGAGAGGCAAGAACAAGAACCAAAATTAACAACAATGATATTAATTGCAAAAGCATTAAGGGTAGATATAAAAGATTTATTTAAAATACATTTTTAATTTTAAAGATGTATTTTTTGATTTTTTGTAAATAAAAATGGCACTTTCGTAAAATGTTTCCCAAACGAAACTTACTACATTATATTTATTTTTCAAATATAAAAACTATGGAGGGAATAATTATAATGGAAAAAGAAGTAATTAATGTATTAAATTGGAAGGAAAAAATTATTGTGAAGATATTCTCAAAAACATTTAAAAAAGTTTATAAATTGGGCATGGTAGACTGCTTTAATTTTATAAGTAAATAATTATGTCTTTTAGATTTTAATAATGATACATTAAACTCAAAAAGACATACGCTATATTTTATAGTGTATGTCTATATTTTCATCATTAATAACAATTTTATCAATTATGGTATGACAAATGGTTTTTAGATCTTCAAAACTATTTGTATTTAATTTCTCTTCTATATTTTTCACATAATCAATTAATTCTATATCTTGAAAAGAATTGTCTTGAATATCTAGTTTTGATAGATTTTCTAGTATAGTATTCTTTTGTTTTTCTAACTCTTCAATTTTTTGATTAATATATTTTGATATTGTTGTATTTCCATCAGCAATTGAATTGATCAAGTTTTCAATTTGTATGTCAATTTTTAAAAATTCATTTTCAAAATTTTCTTTTTGTTTTAGTAAATCATTGCTATTATTTTTTTGAGCTTTTAGATATTTTTCGATTCTTTTATTAATTGTACTAGATTTAAAATGATTTTTTATATCATCTAGTACTATTTGTTCAAGCTTATAAATTTCTATCATTTTATTATTGCAATAATCTATACCTAAATTTCTTTTTTTTGCACATATTAAATAATAATACCTTTTACCTTGCATGTTTTTTCCACCATATTGAGTAACCATATTGGTTTGACATTTTCCACACTTAACTAAACCACATAAAAAAGAAATTTTAGAAGTGTTTGTACGTGGTGGTAGTTTTTTAGTTTGATCAGCTAAAATTTGAGCTTTAAACCAGTCTTCGTTAGAGATAATAGGTTCACATTTGAATAATGATAGGAACATGTCTTCATAATCTCTAATAGATTTGGATTTTGTGATTTTCTTTGTTTTTCCGTATAAACATGCATTTTTAGTTCCATCAAATGCTTCAATTGGATTAGTAATCTTAGTGCCTTTTTTGTTATAAAAATCATATATTTTAGTAGTGCCTGGTGTATAGATAGGACGAGTTAATATAGCTTTTATAGCATTATTTCCCCATGTACCATTTTTCTTTTTAGTTGGAATTTTTTCTCTAGCAAGTGCTTGTGCAATTCTTCTCATACTCATATTTTGATTTATATACATATCAAAAATTCTTTTAACTACAGGAGCTTCTTTTTCATCTAAAAAAAGGATAGAATGATTTTTACCATCATTACCAATTACACGTTCATATTTATAACCATAAGGAGTGTAACCGCCCATCCAGTCTCCATTATTAGCTCTAAAATAGTAGTTATCTGTAACACGTTCAACGATAGTTTCTCTCTCTAATTGAGCAAAAGTCATAACTATATTAATCATAGCTCTGCCCATAGGGGTATTAGTGTCAAAATTTTCTGTAGCAGAAATGAAATCAACATTATATTCGTCAAATAAAAGAAGTAATTGCGAAAAATCAGCAATACTTCTACTTATACGATCTAATCTGTATGCAATAACTTTTTTAACTATTCCAGATCTAATATCATTAAGTAATTGCATAAATTGAGGTCTATTAATATTTTTACCAGAATATCCAGCGTCCTTATATATTTTATATTTATTGTTATTGCAATAATATTTACATTTTTCGATTTGAGTTTCAATACTAACGCTGTCTTTTTTTTCTATAGACTGTCTTGCATAAATAGCAACCATAATACCACTCCTACTCAAAAGCACCTTTAATTTTAGCTTCTCTTACTCTACCAATTATTTTGACTGGAATATTTTTAATTTCTTCGTTAGTAAATTTTTTAGGTGGATAATAAGGATTAATTGAGTGTAATTCAATTCCATCATTAGTTTTAATAACTTTTTTTACTGTTGCTTCTTCATCATTAATAAGTATTACAGCAGTTTGTCCGCTTTCTACATCATTTTGTTTGTGTATTATTACTAAATCTCCATTACTTAAAAGAGGCAACATACTTTCTCCTGTTATTCTTAATGCAAAATATTCATCAATATTTGTTAGATTTTCTTTTAAAGTTACATAATCAATTATATTCTCTTGTGCCAACCAGTCATAACCAGCTTTTACAATACCTAAAATTGGAATTTTAGAGCTTTTTGTGTTAGGTTTTCTAACATCTGATTTTCCTAGCAAAAAATCTATGCTAACATTAAAATAGTCAGCAAGAATAGAAGCTGTTTTTGTATCTATTGCTCTTTTTTCATTTTCATAATAATTAATAGCAGGAGTAGACACCTTTAACAACTTTGCTAAATCTTTTTGATATATATTATTTTCTTCTCTTAATAATTTTATCCTATTCATAAATAACTCCAATTAACATTAGTTTAATTTGTTATAAATATTATATAACTTATTGTTAAATATGTAAAGAGTTTTTACAAATTTCTTTCTTACAGCCGCAATGGATTAACCGATAGTTAAAAATATTTTGCCAAAAAGTATTGACAATTAACATAGCGTTATATATAATACAAAATAACAATTAACACACAGTTAAAAGGAGGTGCAAAATGAAAGGAAAAAATTTAAAACAATTAAGAATTGAAAATGGTCTAACAAGAAAAGAAGTTGCAGAATATGCTAAAAAAACAGTTACTTTTATTTATTTGTTAGAAATTGGAAAGCGAAATGCTAGTGATGAAACAAAAGAAAAGCTTGCTAAACTGTATAAATGTGAAGTAACGGATATTTATTCAGCCATAAAATTAACTAACAGTTAATAATTAATAAACAAAAGCATTTAGAATATACATTTTAGAAAGGGGCTGATCTTATGAATAAAGAGTATAAAATTAAAAGTTATGTTATTGATATTACAGAGGACGAAAAAGAAGAAATATATAAAAAGTTAGCAACAATTTTTATAAAGATGGCTCAAAATGATAAAGGGGGGTGGAAAAAATGTTTAGAAAAAAAAGTATAGCTGCAGTAGACAAAACTGGAGAAATAGACGATTTAGTTTTATGTAATGAACAATTAAGAGAAAAACTGAATCGTATCAAGTTGGATTTAGCAATAATACAAAAAGAAAAAAATAATATAAGCTTATTATTACAAAAAATCGTTAATTGTTTAAGTGCTAATAAATATAATAACGAAAAAGTTGTTTTAAATAAAGTAAAAGAGCTAGTTTACGACTACCAATCACACAACTAACTCCCCAAATAAGAACATATATAAATTCATATTCTTTTTTATTATAACAGTTTAAGTAAAAAAAGTAAAGGTTTTTATTAAAAATTATTATGAGGACAAGTTGTTTAAAAATATTATAAGGAGGTAAAAAATGAAAAAAGATAGCTTTATTTTATATACAGAACAAAAAGAAGTTTTAGATAAATTGACAGATGAACAAGCAGGAAGATTATTTAAAGCTATCTATGAATATGCAGCAACAAATAATTTACCTAAACTAGATTCTTTGCTTGATCTAGTAGTAATTCCTTTTAAACAAAACATAGATAGAAATAATGAAAAATGGGAAGAAATAAAGAAAAAAAGAAGTGTAGCAGGTAAGCTAGGAGCAGAAATAAAAAAGCAAAAACAAGCAAATGAAGCAAATGCTAAATTTGTTAAGCAAAATAAGCAAAACAAAGCAAACGAAGCTGTTAATGTAAATGTAAATGATAATGTTAATGTAAATGTAAATGATAATGTAAATGTAATAAATAATATATACGATGATGACGTTGCAAAAATCAACGATACATTTTTACAAACAATTGGAAGTACAAATCTAAACAATATACAAGAATGTATTGGCTATTTAGATCACTTGCCATATGAGGTAATAGAGCACGCTTTGAAAATAACAGCAAGAAAAGGGGCTAAATGGGATTATGCATTAACAATTTTAGATAGTTATGTTGAAAAGCAGTTAGATACACTTGAAAAAGTTCAAGCAGATGAAATTGATTTTAAAAACAAAACAGTAAAGATAGAAGAAGAAACAACAGAAGAAAAGAATAAAAGAAAAATAAAAGAGTTGGAGGATAAAATAAATGCAAATAAGTGAATTTGTTGAAGCAACAGCTAAAATTGAAACGTATTATGGAAAAGACTATACGACAGAACAAAGACAAATTATGTTTGAAGAGTTAGAAGATTTAGATATAGAAAGATACAGAAAATTAATATCAACTGTATTAAAAGCATGTAGATATATGCCCAAAATAGCAGATTTTGTTGAAGCCAATCGAGATTTACCTTATGAGGAAAAGACAATAGATGAAGTAGTTGAATGTGATATTTGTAAAACTACAGGGTATGTTTCATTTACTAAAGTTTATGGGAAGTTAGAATATGTTTTTGCTTGTAGATGTTGTTGTGCAAACGGTTTAAATAAATCTAAAGATGTTCCAACTTATCAAGAACTAGGAATAAGACCAAACCAAAAAATATATGTAAAAGGAGATATTTTCGATGAATAATTTAAGTTTATATACAATAACAAATGCTTTTCCAGCATTAATGGAAGCAGAAGAAATAACAGAAGAAGATAAAGCAAAGATATATCAAGAATTAACAGAATTATTAAATCAAAAAAGTCAAAACATTATTGGATATGCCAAAAATATTGAATTAACTATAGAGGCTATGAAGACAGAAGAAAAAAGAATAGCAGAGTATAGGAAAGCACTAGAAAACAAATTGAGTAAATTTAAAGAGTATGTAAAGGATTGTATGGAAAAAGCAGGTTTCTCAAAAATAGAAACGGAACTAGGACAATTAAGTATTGCTAAAAGTCCAATGTCAGTAGAGATAGAAAATGAATCATTAGTTCCAAAAGAATTTAAAAAAGAAGTAGTAACAATAACACCAGATAAAACAGCAATAAAAAATCATTTTAAAGAAACTGGAGAATTAATTCTAGGCGTAAAAATTATTGATGATAAAACAAGTTTAAGAATAAAGTAGGTGAAGTTATGGAAATAAAAGATATGAATATTTTTGAAAGAATGTTGAATATCACAAACGAAATAGCAAATGTAAACAAGAATCTTACAGTTGGAGAAGGAAAGGGAAAATACAAGGCAGTTGGAGAAGCAGATGTATTAAAAGCTGTTAAGGAATTAGAGTTTAAATACAGAGTATATTCTTATCCAGTTAATAGAGAAATTTTAGAAAGCTCAATGTTTACAACTACAAATAGTTATGGAGATGAAAAAAACAATATATTTAGCAGAATTAAAACAACATATAGGTTTGTAAACATAGATAAAGCAGATGATTATATAGAAACAATTACATTTGCAGAAGGAATAGATTCACAAGATAAAGGTTCTGGAAAAGCAATGACATATTCAGATAAATATGCACTAATGAAATCATACAAGATAATTACAGGAGAAGATCCAGATCAAGATCCGAGCGAACCAGAAAAAAAGACTACAAAGAAAGAAGAGACAAAATCAAATAAAATTACAGAAGTTGAAGCAAAATCAATATACGCATTAATGGTAAGAAAGGGTTACGATGTAATTCCTACATTACAAGAATTTTTTAAAGTAAATAATACAAAAGATTTAAACAGACAACAATTTATGGAGATATTAAATCATTGTAATACTTTACCAGATGTACCAAAAAAAGAAGAATAGTAGGTGGGGTAATTGGAAACTACAGGATTAATAACAGACATTGGAATAGATTATAAAACACATAAATCAAAAATAAGCTTGCTTTTAGATACAAAAGACATAGAACTAGTTGAGCAACTTAAAAATGAAAATAAACTAAACGTGGTAATAAAAAAATGGCGTAAAAAAAGAAGTTTAGATTCAAATGCATATTGCTGGGTTCTTTGTGATTTAATTGCAAAGAAGTTAAGTGTTAAAGAGGCAGTTGTAACAAAAGAACAAATATACAAAGACGCAATACTTCATATTGGAACTTTTGAAACAATGATCGTAGAAGAAAAAGCATTTGAAAATTGGAAACGTGTTTGGAATAGTCAAGGTTTAGGTTTTTTAGTTGAAGTTGTAAGTAGAAAAGATAAATGTGTTAAAGTTAATTGTTATTATGGATCTTCTACATATGATACCAAAGAAATGTGGTTGTTAATTGAATTGTTAATAGAAGAAGCAAAAGCTCAAGGAATAGAAACAAAACCACCGCAAGAAATTGAATCAATGATGAAAGCATGGGAAAAAGATGTTAGTAAAAGACCTATCCAATAGTTTTAATCCTGTACCAAAACCGATAAAAAAGAACACAGAAGAAAAGAAAACCGTAAGAATAAAAAATAAAAGCAGCAAACTTGCAAAAGCAGAACGAAATAGATTTAGCATTATAACTAATAATTTAGAGAAATGCTATTTTTGTGGGAATAAAAAAGATGATCTACACGAAGTATTTTGCGGTAGGAATAGACAGAAGAGTATAAAATGGGGATTAGTAATACCTATATGTTGGATACATCATAGATTAATAACAGACAATAAAGAATTTAGCGAAGTTATGGAAGATATTGCAAAAGATATATTTATAAAAAAATATGGAGAAGAAAAATTTATAGAAGAATTTAAGTAAGGAGTAAATAAAATGAAAGTTACAACATCAAATAAAGAAATTACAAAACAAATAGAACAATTAGAATCAATACTTGATCCAGAATATTTTCACATGTGTATATCAATTGGAGAAAAAAATGCAATTGAATGGAGTGTTTACTATAAAAATTTACCAAGAGATTTATACTATTCAAACGATAATACAGCTTTATTAACAAGTGAAAAGAACACGATAGAGGATATTAAAAAATTAAATGAGAATTTTAAAAAAGAGAAACAAAAAGCATCAGAAATAGAAATAAATAAAAATATAGTGGATTTTATTAATTTTGTTAGTGTTGTTGATCATGCAACCTGGAAAATGAAAGATAATATGTTATCTTATGATTTATTTATTCTTGCTAGTATTTTAGTGTTACTAACAGTAAATATGGTATTAATTAATAGCAAAATATTATCTATTACCTTATTAACTTATACAACAATTAATATACTAGTAAAAACATATATAGACGATAAATTTTCAAAGAAACGTTTAGAATTAACGGAAAAGTTAAAAAAAGTATGGATAAAAGATAAAATTAAACAATTAGGATTTGATTTTGTAGAAAAAATAAAAGCAAGGAAGGATTAGTTATTATGACATACGCAGAACACATTAAAAAATTTGTAGAAGAACGGATATATAGGAAATGACAATACATGTAGAGGCGAATGTTCAAAATGTGGCGAGTGTTGTGGAGTTGTATTACCTATTGATCAAGAAGATTTAGATAAGTTACAAGAATATGTTGTTAAAAATAATATATTTCCTCAAAGACAAAAATTGATAATGGAACATAAATTACAATGCCCATATTATAGCGGAAGCCAAAATGGTTGTGTTATATATGAGGCAAGACCTAAAATTTGTAGGATATACCAATGCAATAAAACTCCAGACATAAATAGTTTAAGAGAATTAATAAATGCAATTCCAGTCAACATGTGGGAATTAGCATTACATATAGAAAAGGAGATACAAAAAAATGGAACTAACAAACAGACAAGAAAAACAGTTGAAAAAAGTATTTGATGATCCAAAAAAATTAAGAAAATGGATAGATGATGTTTATAATGACATGATAGTTAAATGCCAGCAAGAAACAAAAAACAGAATTTATCAATATATGGATATATATAGTATTGCAGTTGCTTATACTTTAAGATATGTATGCGGTTTTGGAAAGAAAAGACTACCAGAAGTCATGAAAAGAATATGGAGCAACGTAGAATCGTTTAAAGATGGATACATAACATTAGAAGACTGTATAGAAGAATTAAAAGAAAATGGAATAGATTTTGATGGAATTATAAATCATAACAATTATCAAGAAAGGAATAAAGAAAATGAATAAAAAAGAAAATATGCAAATAAGAGAAGTACTAATAAAATTGGGAATTAGTTCTCATTTACAAGGGTTTCATTACATTATACAAGCACTGGAAATATTGGAAAAACAACAAATACATACTAAGTTATTAACAATTTATAGAATGATAGGCAAGAAAAATGAAAAACCATATGGAGCAATTGAAAGGTCAATAAGACATGCAATACAAACAGCATATAAAAATAATAATAATTTAAAAACAATATATACAATTATTCCAGATAATTCTGCCTTTTTATATGACTTGTATTTTAATTTTGATATATTTGAAGATTATTTTAAATGGAGTGATAAAAGATGGATAAGAAAGAAGCAAGTACAGATGTAACTTATTGCAGAAAGGATAATTGCTCAAATAAGTGTTGGAGACATACAAGCAATTGGAAATTTGATAATAATCAATATTATTGGTTTATGATAAATTGCTGCAAAGAAGATAAAGAGGTGGAAAATGGAAACAAAAGTAATAAGTAAAGAATATGTTAAAAATAATTATGTACCTAACTATATTATAGAAAAAGAAATAGATTATCACAGGACACTAATTTTACAAATTGAAAACGTTACAATGTTAAAACCTATGACAGAAAAAGAAAAAAGAGAATTAGAAATGCAAAATTATATAGTTAGCGTATTAAACAAAATATTAAAGGAGGCAAAAAATAATGATTAAACCTATAGAAGACAGAGTTTTAATTAAAATGAAAGAAGAAAATAATACAACCAAAAGTGGAATTATATTATCTACTAAAACAAAAGATAGATCACAATTAGCAGAAGTAATTGAAGTAGGACAAGGAAAAATGGTAAATGGAAAACTTGTGCCACTAATTGTAAAGAAAGGCGATAATGTTATTTTTAGTCAATATGCAGGAACAGAGGTTAAATATAAAGGAGAAATTTACGTTATAGTTAAACAAGATGATATTCTTGCAACATATTAAGGGGTAATAAAATGAATAATAAAAAAATTAATTATACAAAACAAGGTTATTCATATATAGAATGCGATAAACAAGACTGCTTTAATTGGGGTGGAGCTGCAATATGCGATGGGTGTGGCAATAATATGAATGATAAAGTTTATTTGATATATGTTTTGAATAGTGCGTATTGCCCAGAATGTTTTGAAGAATGGAAAAATCATGCAACAAAGTTTGTGGAAGATATTGATTTACAGAATCAATTTGACATTAGATATTATAAAGCTCATGGAATAGAGGTGTATAGATAATGATAGAAGATAAATGGATAGGAAAACCATCTCCAAAGTCAATGCATAAAGGCACAGGCTGGTTTGCAAAATTGGATAAAGCTTATGTTTATAATGGAAAATATGCAGCAATGACTAGAGAGATAGATACAGAATGGGGGAAAATTATACATTGTGCTGTTAGAAATGTAGAAGGAACTGAAATATCATGGAAAGATAAACAATGGATTAAAGATTCTTTATTTGGAAAAGACAGAATGGCAATAGAAGTATTTCCAACTGATGATAGACTTGTTGATGCTGCAAATATGTATCATTTATGGGTATTTCCAAAAGGATTTGAATTACCTTTTGGAATACATGACGACGATGTAAGCGAAAGAGGTAAAAAATGAATCTAGGAGATAACAGATGGCACTCAAAATACATATGCGATAAATGTAAACAAGAAATAAAATATATAGGTCAGAGAGGATTTGTAGGAATAAATCATTATTATAGATTAACAAGAGGACAAGCTTCGCCATACAAAGATTTTGATCTGTGTAGTAATTGTGAAAAGAAATTAAAAGAGTGGTTAAACACACAGGAAATACCAACACAAAAAGAATTAATAAGCATGTTTTCTAGATATGAGGAGGATTAGGTGTGAAAAAAGAATTTGCAATATATAAAGGAGATAACCAAATTTTTGTAGGAACAATAGAAGAATGTATGAAATATTTTGGAGTTAAAAGAAGAACAATATATTTTTGGGCAAGCCCAGCAAATATAAAAAGAGCAGATACAGGTATAAAACCAGGAAGGAAACCTAGAATTAGAGAATGTTCTGGAGTAAAAGTTGCAGTTAGGCTATATGAAAAAGAACACTAAAAAGGAGCAAATATGAAATTATTAAAAGTTGAAATTAACATAAATGATGAATTGGAAGTTTACGAAATTAAAGTTAATTATGGAAGTATGTTAGATCATAAAGAGTTTAAAGAATTAAAAGACAAAGTAACTAAATTAGCAAATAAAATTGAAAAAGAAACTATTAAACATTTTAATTTGGAAGGAGAATAATGTGTCTAAAAAAAATAAAGCAATATACAAGAACAGAAATTAGAGAGATGACATTTAAAAGATGGAAACAAAGACATAAAGTGAAAGAAGGTAAAAAATGACAATTTGTAATAAATGTAAATGGTTGTGGAAAAGAGTAGATAGATTTTATTGTAATAGTGGCAACAATGAAGCTTATTCTAAGAATAAAAAAGAATGCAAATATTTTGAAGAAGGAAAAAATGTAAGAAATTATTGTTCAAAAAATAATAAATATAGGTAGTAGAATAATAGGAGGAAGATATAATGGGAACAAATTATTATGCAGTTAAAAGAAAACCTACTATTTCAGACCCAATACATATAGGAAAAAGTAGTTATGGTTGGCTGTTTTGTTTTCAAGACCAAAAAGATACATGGAGCGATATTCCAGTAGAATGGCATACATACGAGCAAGTTATAGATTGGTTAGAAAAATATACAACAGGAAGAAATTCACCCTATGTGATATTAGATGAATATGATAGAAAAATAACACTAAAAGAATTTAAAAAAATAGTAGATGACAAACAAAAAAATCCTAAAAATTTAGAAAATCCAGATAATTTTACATATAGTAGAAATGTAAATGGTTATAGGTTTTCAGAAGGAGAGTTTAGTTAGGAGTGCTAAATAAAAATGAATAAAGAAGAAATACAAAAAATTTTAGATGAATTATATACAGTAAGACCAGAGATGTTAAATGATAAAGCTAAAAGATTATTTGAAGCAATTATGCAAATAGCAGATGAAAGAGATAAGACATATAAGATAATAGATAAGATGGCAGAACAATTAGCAGGATTAACAATATGGAATGATAACATAGAAGAAGCTTTAATATTAGGAGATAAACAAGAAGTAAAAGAATATTTTAAGAAAGAGGTAGAAAAAGAATGAAAGTAAAAGAGTTAATAAGAAAATTACAAGACTTCGACCAGGAAAAAGAAGTTATAATACTTTATTGTGATGAAAATCCATTAGAAGATGCTGGTAGAGGAATTAACAAAATATTTGAAATAAACGGAATAGATTAAAATACAGATTGCGTATGGATACAAGAATTATAAAAAATGTGTAAAATACACACAAAAGTAGTACGAAAAATGTGGAAAATTACACAAAAGTTATTGAAAAAATGTGAAATAAGAAAAATAAAACTAAAAAGTAAAATTCACACAAAATTAGTAAATGTGAAAGGAGAAAGTATGGAAGAAATAACAATATCAATGGAAGAATATAAAGAATTATTAATTATTAAAGGGAAATATGAAGAATTAAAAAGTCAAGAACGAAATGTAATAACATATACACCAAGAGATTTAACAAGAACATTTTATGGAGAACAAATACCAAAAGAAACTTATAAAATAACTTGTGATAATCCAGAATTATTAAAAAGAGAATTATTGAAAGGAGAACAAAGCTAATGAGTAAAACAATAACAGTTATACAACTTTTAAATAAAATAGCAAATGGAGAAGAACCACCAGAAAAAATTAGAATATCTGGTCATAGTTATAAATATAACAAAGAAACAAAAGATTATGATAGTGATAATGGATTTGATAATAAAGACTTATTTTTACATATAGGAATTTTAGAAGAGTTAAATACATCAATCATAATAGAAGAACAAGAAGAAATAGATATACAAGCAATAAAAGAAAATAATAGTACTAATGCTAGAGCAGATGTAAACCAAGAAAATATAAATCTTTTAATTAAGGCAGTAAAACAACTAGATAAAAATATAAAGGAGAAAAAAGATTATGTATTATAGAATAATAAGTAAATTAGGAATAAGAATATTTTTGGAAACAAATTGGACTAGATAAAAATATAAAGGAGAAATAGATTATGTGGTTTATAATAGGTTACATAGCTGGAGGAATATCAGGAATAATACTAATGGCACTAGTAGTAGCAGGAAAAGAAGAAAGAGAGGTAATAATTAAGTGAATAGAAAGAATTTAAAAGAATGGGAATTTGAAAAAGGAATAACTATAAAGAAATGTAATAGAACTATTAAATACACAGAAAAACAATACAGAAAGCTTATTAATTCAAAAGAAGTAGTTATAAAAACAGACAAGGGACTAGAATACTTACAAGAAATAAAATAGGAGGAAAAACCTATGCCAAATTATAAATTACCAAAAGAACTAAAAAATAGAATGGAAAGAGAACTACGCCAGTATTATGATAATAAAAAGAAATTAGATAAATTAAAGAATTTATTAATACAAGAAAAGCCCAGAACAGAAGATCCAACAGGGGAAAAGGTTTCATCATTTGAAAGTACACGTAGTTTGGTATATTTAGAAGAACGCTTACATTATGTAGAGACTGTATATAAAAGATTAAAACCATTTGAACAAGAAGTATATAATTTAATATTTAAAGAACAATGCGACGCAACTTATTGTCAAACTATAAAAAGAATTGATAAATCCACCTATTATAATGTACTTAATAAAAGTACATATTTTTTGGCAGAAGAATGGGGCGAAATATAAAAAATATAAAAATACAGAAAAAATACAGAAAAATAGCAATATTTTTTATGCTATAATTATATTGTGCAGATAAAAGTAGAATGAATTAGCGATTAAAAAGCTAAAACCTTCTAAAAAGGAGTTACGAAAAGTAGCTCCTTTTATTTATATAAAGGAGAATAGGTTATGGATTTAAAAGAGGAGTATAAAAAAGAAAAATGTTTAATATGTAAAAATAAAAATAAAAAAATAGAGGAAGATCTATGCGAAATAAAACAGTTCTCTGATAACCAATATATTTATTGCAAATGCTGCAATATGACTGAAAAAAATAACGAATTGAAAAGAAAAATAATGTAAATAGTATGCAGGATATTGGCAATTAATAATGTTTTAGTTCTTTCATTATAATTGAGCCCCCTATATCTTGCATAGTGTTTATATTAATTAGAACTAGGCTGATTATAATAAACATTATATACACATCACTTTTTAAAAATCTTTTAGATGACCAATAAATCCTTTGTAATAAATGAATTTTTTTATACATGCTTTCCTAGTGAGCATAATTGTAATAATGTATATAAAAAAGAACAAAAAGCACTCTGTTTTGACTATATACATTATTACAATAGATTAAATAAAATGGAGATAAAAAATGATAAATGAATTGAATCTATTAAAAGAGTGGCAAGAAAGATTAGGCTTGCAAGATTGGGCAATAACATTAAAAATAAATTGTAAACAAGAAGACTTATCAAATCCAGAATGGCAAGGAGAGAATAATTGGGTTTCAAGCATAAAATGTTCAACAATAAAAATAGTTAGTCCAGAAGTTCATGGAGACGATAGAATACTAAAATTTGATTTTGAAAAAACGCTAGTGCATGAGTTGCTACATTTAAAATTTAGTTTGTTAGACATAACTGATAGAACATATGAAAGTGTTGTAGTAGATGATTTGAGACATCAATTAATAGATGATCTTGCAAGAGCGTTAGTAATGGCTAAAAGAGGAGAGACAAAAAGAAAGCTTAATTGCAATAAATTAAAAGATATGAGTTTGGAGGATTAGGAATATGAAAATAATGATTAGTCAACCTATGAAAGGGAAAACAAACGAACAAATAAGAGAGGAAAGAAAAATATTAGTAGAGCAATTAGAAAGTGCAGGACATGAAGTAATAGATACAGTATTTGATGAAGCTCCAGCTGATGAAGATATAGCAATATATATGCTATCTCAATCAATTAGATATATAGGAAAAGTTGATGCTGTATATTTTATGCAAGGTTGGGAAAAAGCAAGAGGCTGCCGAATTGAACACGAAGTAGCAGTTCAATATGGCAAAGAAGTATTTTATGAAAATTAGTAGGTGGTGCTAATGGCAAAAGCAAAATATGAGACACATGTATTGCCATATTTAGAACAAATTGCAGCAATGTGTAGAAATGGTGCAACAGATGAAGAAATATTTACTAAATTAAAGATTAGCAAAGATTCATTTTATAAATATAAAAGGGAACATGCAGACTTTTCAGACGCCTTAAGGGAAAACAAAGAGTTTGCAGATTTAAGAGTTGAAAATAATTTAAACAAAAATGCAAATGGTTATGAATATGAAGAAGAAGTTGTAGTAATGCAAAAAGAAATCATATACAACGAAAATGGAAAAAAAGCAAAAGAAATAGTTTATCCTGTAAAAGTTCCATTAAAAAAATACAAAGAATCTGAAACAAAAGCTCAACAATTCTGGTTACAAAACAGAAAACCAAAAGAGTGGAGAAATCAAGCAGATGTAAATGTTAATATTGTTAAATTAGAGGATATATTAAATGGAAATAACAGCGAATCAGATAATCAATAAAAGAAAAGAATTATGGGAACAGTACAAAGATATTAATAAGGACTATGAGTTTGTTCAAGCAGTTGCAAAAGAACTATTACAGAATAGATTATTGCTAAAAGAAATTGAAGAATCTCCAGAATTATTAATTGAAATGGTTTTTATTATAGTTGATAAAGACAAGAAAACAGTTCCATATTTTTTAAATGAAGTTCAAGCAGACTTTTTAAATAGATTAAAAGAATCAATAAAAGCATTTAAAGAAGGAAGAATATTAAGTTTAAAGTTTTTAGTTCTAAAAGGAAGACAACAAGGTTTTACAAGTATTATTACAGCATATCAATTGGCACATACACTAATTAAAAGAAATTTTACAGGAATAACATTAGCAGATACAGCAGATAACGTAAGAGCAATATTTCAAGATAAGGCAAAGTACATATACAATAATTTGCCTTTAATACTAAAACCTACAGAAAAATATAACAGTAAAACAGAAATGTTTTTTGAAAAGTTAAATAGTTCATGGAGAATAAATGTTGCAACATCACAAGTAGGACGTTCAAGAACAATTAATTTCTTTCATGGATCAGAAGCAGCATTTTGGACTTGTTTGATATCAGATACGCAAAGTTCATTAGGAGAAGCATTAACAAAAGCGTCAATTCAAATATTAGAATCAACAGCTAATGGATTTAATGAATTTAAAGACTTATGGGATTCTGGCGAGTGGATAAATTGTTTTTATGAGTGGTGGAAAACAGCAGAATATAGAAACGATTTTGAAAGTGAAGATATAAAACAAAGCTTTTTAAGAGATATAGAAACAAAACAAGAATGGATATATCAAAGATTAAAATGGCTAAAAGATATTAAACATTTAGATAATGAGCAATTATATTGGTATTACAACAAATATAAAAATTACTTAAATAAGGATTTAATAAAGCAAGAATATCCATGTACTCCAGAAGAAGCATTTCTTAATTCTGGTAATTGTGTATTTGACGCAGAAAAATTAACATTAAGAAAAGCAGAATTAGAAGCAGAATATAAAACAAATCCATATAAGCAAGGCGAATTTGAGTTTAAATGGAATAATGAAGAAACAAAAGACTTTATAATTAATAGTTCAATTAAATTCGTTGAAAAACCTTTAGGAATGGTTAAGATATATGAAAAACCTAAAATTGGTGGCTATTATGTAATAGGTGGAGATACAGCAGGAGATGGAAGCGATTTTAATACAGGAACATGTATAAATAATACAACTGGAAAAAGAACTGCGACAATACATACACAAGTAAATTCTGACATATATACCTGGCAAATGTATTGTTTAGGTATGTACTATAATCAAGCATTAGTAACAATAGAAATCAATTTTAATACATTTCCAGTATTAGAACTAAAAAGATTAAAATATCCACGTTTATATATGCGTGAAGAATACGATAGCATATCAAAGAAAATGCAACAGAAGTATGGCTGGAAGACTAATGGAAATACAAGACCAATATTGATATCAACAGAACAAGCAGCAATAAGGGATCACATAGAAAACTTTACTGATATAACAATGATACTTGAATGTCTAAGCTTTATATATGATGAAAATATGCGACCTGACGCAATGCAAGGAAAACATGACGACTTGTTATTTAGTGATATGATCGCAGAAACAACAAGATGGCAACAAAAGGTTGAAACGAATTTACAACCTGAATTAGAAGGATTTTTTACACCAGGAGAGCTTGAAGATTTAGGTTATAAAGATGAAGTTACACCAGTTAAGAGCAATGTAACAAAATCAGTAATGAATAGAAGGAGGAACTAATATGTTTTATGTATATTTTTTTATGTATTTAGTAGTATTACCAATAACATTTATTATTTTCTTTTGGAAAATACTTAATAGACTAGATAGAATAGAAGAAGCACAACAAAAGCAAGAGATAAAAACAGAAGAAAAGAAAGTTACAAGGAAGCATAGAACTATTGCACATTCAAATTATGAAAATGCATTTGGTGGAAGAAAAGCTTACGAGAAGTATAAGAATAATGATGGACTATACGAACCAATAACACCTTCAAAAGGAATATCATTAAAAGATAAGAAAAAGGAGGAATAAAAGTTGGAAGAAAAAAGCTACGAAGATTTAATTGAAGAAAAGAAACTTAAGAGACAAGCTATAATGAGTGATAGTGAAATAGAAGAAGCAGAACAATTTTTAGTTTGGTATAGAAGAGCATATGAAGATAAACAAAGAGTTGGCGTAAATGATAAATGGAAAGATGTAGAAAAATACTGGGAAGGCGATTTTGAATATGAAGACGGACAAGCAGCACCTAATACAAATATTACAAATTCTAATGTAGAAGGAAGAACAGCATTACTTTGCGATCAAACAATAGGAGTACAAGTAAATCCTAGAGAACCAGGAGACAAACCATTTTGCGATATGGCAAGAACAGTTGTTGATTTTATTAAACAAAGCAATAAAATGTTTAGAAAAATCGAGGTTCATGAGCGTAGACGTGATATGACAGGAACAGGTATATTTAGAGTTTTATGGGATTTTGACAAATTAGATGGTAAAGGTATGCCAGTAATAAAACCTATACACCCTAGTAGAATATTTGTAGATCCAGCAATAACAGATATATATAATATTCAAGACGGACAGTATTTAATAGAAAGTTCAAACAGATCAATATATAATGCAAAAATCAATTATGGAGAAGAACTTGCAGACGCAATTGTTCCTAATCTAGATCCAGTACAAAATATACTAGTTGAAAATGAAGAAGATCAATATGTTCACTTAATGGTATGGACTAAATATAAAGAAAATGGAAAATTGAAATTAAGACTAGTAGAAATGTCTGGCGATGGAGTGATACTAAAAGATACTAAAAAAGCATTACAAGAAGAGAATGCTAAAAGAGAAAAAGAAGACGAACAAGATATGTTTGAAGGCAAGAAGAAAAATAAAAGAGAACCACTTGAATTATTTCCAAACTCTGATTATCCTTATTTCTTTACTCCAGATATGTATAGAGAAAATACAATATGGGGTAAAGGAACTGCAGAATTAGTTCTAGGAATAAGCGACCAAATAGATGATTTAGACGATAATTTATTAAGAAATGCAAGATTAACAGGTAATCCAATGTGGGTTGTAGATAATAGTTCTGGAATAGATGTAGGAAAAGTAACAAATGAGCCAGGACAAGCAATACCAACAAATAATATAAATGGTATTAAGTGGTTAACACCGCCAACGATACCTCAATACATAATTAATAAAAGAACAGAATTAATGAATAATGATAGACAAGTAGTAACAAGATTTACAGACCAGATGATAGGAAAACAACAAAGTGGAGTAGATACAGCAACAGAAAGCCTTGCTTTACAAAATAGTGGTAATGCAATGATAGATCATAAAAAAGGATTATTGCAAGAAACATTAAGCGAAATGTTTAAATACGCATTGGAATTAGCATTATTAAATTGGAATACAACAATGCTGTTTAGAATTATTGGAGATAATGGAGAAGATACATTCTCTGAATTTAATCCTAATATATTAAATCATGTTCCAGTTATGATAGAAGCTGATACTGATTATAGAGAAGACTACAAGAAAAAATGGCAAGAAAGAAATAAAGACAAAGATGCTGAAAAAGATTTAGATCCAGAAGAATATAAGTATATGCAAGTAGAAGATGAAAACGGAAATAAAGAAACAAGAAAAATACAATATGATTTAGATATTTCTGTTGGAGCTGGACTACCAAATAATAGAGCATATAGATATTCTATTGTAAGACAAATGTATGTAGATAAAGCATTATCTAAAAAAGAGTATAGAGACTATATGATAAAACAACTAGGTATGAATATACAAGAATACCCAGAGACATTGCAAGAGCAACAAGAAATTGGTTTGGTTGATGAAAATACAATACAACAAGAGCAAATTAATAATATACAACAAAATGCAAATATAGAAGGATTAACTGCAAATGGTAATCCACAATTAAGTTATATGAAAGGAGTATAGAAAATGGATATAAGAGATTATGACGTAAAAGATACAACTGTATGTGAATGCGGACACAGATTCGACATTCACGAAATAGATAAATTAGAAAAAATATCAAATCATGGCTTTTATTCTAATTTAGTTAAAACATGTTCTAAAATAAAATGTCCTAAATGTCAAATGGAAATATTACTTTTATTAAAACAAAAAGGGCAAACATGGGAAATTATAGGAATAGCACCAAAAAAAGGACAAAAGACAGAAAAACAAGCCATGAGAATTGAAAATAAGACAGAAAAAAATGTAATCAATGAATTAGTATGCCATATTTGCGGAAAGGTTTGTAAAAATAAAATAGGTTACAATGCTCATATGAGATCACATAATAAATAGTTATTAAATTTCTACTATTGTAGATTAAATAAATTAGAGGAGTAAACCTGGCTAAAAATCATTTAGAGGACAAAACCTGGCTAAAAATGGGAAAGGAGACATCATGGAAGAAGATCAAGACGAAATCGTTCTAGAAACAGACGATTTAGAAACAGATGGTATTTTATTACCAAATGTAGAAGATGAAGTTGAAGAGGAAACAGAAACAGGTACAAATAATGACACAGAAACTCAAACAAATAATACTTCTACAGAAGTAGACGAAGAAAAAGAAAGTCTAAAAAGAGCTTTAAACGCAGAAAGAAAAGCAAGAAAATCTGCTGAAAAAGAAAATAAAAATTTTGAAGCAAGAATTAAAGCTTTGGAAGAAGCGTCAAAAGCATCAGCAAAAACAACAGAAGAAGAATTAATTGAAAATGGAGTTGATGAAAGTGTTGCAAAATCTATTGCTGCAGCGATAGATAAAAAACAACAAAATAACACTCCAGATTTAGCAAAAGAAATTGCTGAATTAAAATTTCAAAATTCAATAGCTGCTAAAAGTAAAGAAGAAGGTTTTGAAGACATAATAGACTATGCTGATGAGATTAAAGAATTAGTAAATAAAGGTTTAACTGTCGAACAAAGCTATTATGCCGTAACTTATGATAAATCAAAGACACATAATACAAAAAGTGAAATAGAACGTAAAGTAGAAGCGACTTATCAAAATAATCAAGCTAGAAAAAATATTCTAGGAAATGTCAATAATAATGTTGGAGCAAGCGTAAATTCAAAGCCAAAAATTAATTTAAGTGCTGAAGAAAAAGCAATTGCTGTAATGTCTGGCATGTCTCCAGAAGAATATGCTGCTGTACGTGATATGAATAATGTCAATGATTATCAAAAGTATAATTCAAAGAAGAAGTAATTGCTAGTTTATTCCTTATATTAGCACAAATAAATAATAAAATATAAGGAGTGATTAATTATGTCAAACGTAACAATGACAAGAGAAAACTTTGCTGAATTGTTAACACCAGTTCACAAAAAAATATTCTTCGATTCATATAACGAAGTAGAAAAACAATATTCTAAAATATTCAAAACAGAAAAAATGAATGCTAAATCTCAAACATATCCACATTTAGGAGCATTTGGATTATGGCAAGAAAATCAAGAAGGAAACGAATTTAATCAAGACAAATTCTCTCAAGGAGAAGTAGCTTCATTTGAAGCAAGAAGATTTGATAAATCTTATGATATTACATGGGAATTAGTACAAGATGATTTATATAATGTAATGAAAGGTATAGGAAACGGTGGATCTGCTAAAGGTTTAGGTAGATCATTAAGAGCTACAGAAGAAACAGATACAGCTAATGTAATTTTAAATGGATTCACTAATGTAGGATATGATGGAAAAGCATTATTTGCTACTGACCACCCATTAATTGATTCTACAGCAAAAGTTTCAAATTTAATAAATGGAGCTTTAACAGATGAATCTTTAAAAGCTGCATTAAGTTTAATGAGAAACCAAAAAGATGAGGCTAATATTCCAATAGCTGCTAGAGCTAAAAAATTAATTGTATGCCCAGATCTAGAATTTGCTGCTAAAGCAATAGTTCGTTCTATTTTACAAAGTGGAACAAACAACAATGATGTTAATACAATTCCAGATTTAGAGATAGTTGTATGGGATTATTTAATAGATCCAAATGGAGAAATGAAACCATGGTTCATTCAAGATCCTTCTTTTGACAATTTATTGTTCTTAAGAAGAGAAGCACCTATATTTGGTTCTAAACAAATCCAAAGAAAAATGGATTATAACATGTATGGATATACAAGATTCGATACAGGTTACTGCGATTGGAGAGGATTAGTTGGTTCTAAAGGTATTGCTGGAGACGCACCAGATGTAGATCCAGAACCAGAACCAGAGCCAGAGACTCTAGGAGAATTGACAGCTACAATAGCTGCTGGAAGTTCTGCAACAGCAACTAAAGTAACAGCTGTAACAGGACAAGGAACAGGAACATTAAAATATTTAGTTGATACAACTATTACAGCTCCAGAATTAGACGATGTTGCAACTGGATATAGTGCATTAACACTTGATACAGATATTACATGTGCTGACGGCGACAAGATAATTGTTGTAGAAGTAGATGGAGATAACAAAATCAAAGCTGCTAGTGCAGTAGAAGACGTAGTTGTAGGCGAATAATATACAACAAGGGAGACAATTAATTTTGTTTCCCTTTTATTATAAAAAAGGAAGGAGATTAACATGGCAAAATCAATTGAAGAAATAAGTAGATTTAATACTTCTGGTGGAAAAACAGATAGTAATTTATCAAATGATACTTTACATGTTGGGGGAATCCCAGCTGATGAAATGGCAACTCAAAAATATGTGCAAGATTATCATGGGGCTAAAGAAGAAGAATTAAAGAGATATATTGATAATCAAGACGCACAAAAATTACAACAAGCAAAAGCTTATACAGATTTAGTTATAGAACAACAAGATTTTTCTAGTTTTGCGAAAACAACTGATGTTCAAGCATTAGACAACAAATTATCTGGAGAGCTAGCAGAAGGATTAAATACACAAAAAGAATATACAGATAATCAAGTTGGGGCGTTAGCAAGTGATGTAAACGATAATTTTGATGATGTTGGAGCTGCAATAACTAGTTTAAATAGAACTACACAAGAGCTTTTTACATCTGTCAGTAATGGAAAAACAAATGTTGCTAGTGCTATTACTGACAAAGGAATTAGTACGGCTAGCGACGCTACATTTGATACAATGGCAACAAATATAAGAAAAATACCAACAAGTGGAGGAGATCCAGAACCATACTATGTTAATACTGGAGATGGAACAGCGGAATCAAACGATATTTTACTTGGTAAAACTGCTTATGTTAAAGGAGAAAAGATTTATGGTTCTCACGTTGATACTGATACATCAGACGCAACGGCAGTAGCTAGCGATATAAGAGCAGGTAAGACAGCGTATGCTGATGGATCTAAAGTTTATGGCACATTAGTTCCAGAAACAGTAATTGAATATCCAACATATGGAACAGATACATCTGATGGAACAGCAACAGCAAGTGATATTATGTATGGTAAAACTGCATATGCTAGAGGACAAAAAATAGTTGGAACAATGCGTAATACTGATGTTGAAGAAATATATGGAACAATAAAAGAAAACCAATTTGACAGCTATAATTTAGGCAGTAAAGATGATGATGTTTACGAGATATACGATTATGCGATTAGTAAGAATTGTGATTATTTAGTTAGAATAGTAAGATTAAGTTCTAGTGATAATACTGACTGGGCTGTTGAAAGTTATCCAATGGATTCAAGCGGTATATATAAAGAAGCAACAGATGGATTAAATTCTCAAGATGTTGTTTATAAAAAATATAGATATACAAAAGCAGAGTTAGGAATAGCACAAGATGAGCCATATACTAAATATAGAGTTTATTTAGGAGCACCAGGGTTAGATGGAAGCAGCAGTAAATGCTTATTTATATTAGGAGAAACTGTATATATAAACGGAAATCCAACAGCTAAATTACACTTCTATACGTATCATTTGACAGAAAATGGAGTTATAGGACAAATGTATAGTAGTGAAACTAATGTAATTAATAATTATATTTATCAAGTAAATAGTAGTGGATATTCAGGACTAGTAACATCTTTTGCTAACTCAAATGAATTATATACACTTCATTCATGGTATGGAGGTAGTAGTTATTCAAATATTACATGCTATTTGGAATTAAATAGAAATATAAGTGGAGAATTATATATTAGTATTACAACTATTAATTGGAATAATGCAGTTAGAGGTTCTTTTGGAGCTGGCATACGAGGTAAAAATGCTTATATGTCAACAGATAATAAGTTTATTGTAGGTGCTACAAAAGACGCTGGTGGTGGAAATGGTCGATTTATTATAATGCTGGATAATAGCGGAATACCTGAGGCAATTGCAATATTTGGCAATGATTATTACGCTACACGTGCATTTGCTATTATACCAGGTACTAATAAAGCAATACATATTTATTCTAATTCTCCTAGTGCTTCAAAACTAGATATTATTAATTTAGCATATGATGGTACTGCTGAAATTGAATATACAACTGATAAATCCTTAAACATAAGTGTTGATGGCATGCTATGTATGGGATTAGATATAGTAACTTTAGATGAAGAAAAGTTGATTTGTTTAGCAAGTAAAACTATGTATAACAATCCACCAAGAGGTTATTATCCTAAAATAATTCAGTTTGACATGCAAGATATATTAGACGCACAAAGTGGAGATACAATTAGTCTATATGATGAATTGTACGATTTTGGGGAATTGTCAGCTAATACGTATTATTTTAATGATACTAATGAATGTGCGAAAATGTTTACAAACCTTAATAACTCAATAATAATAATAGACTTTAATGGATTATACGCTTCAACATCTTCTGCAGAAGATGATCAAAATATTGTAGGAATAATATATAAAGGAGTATATTATCATAAATTTAAAGAACATGTTTTAACTGCAGGACAACCAGATGTTGATTCTGGTAAAACATTTATAGGCTGGCAAGGATATCCAGAAACTGGAACAAAGGGGGAATAAAAATTGATTAATGAATTAAAAGTAGATGAGTTGAAAGATTTATTCTTTTATACATTTGGCATTGTTCCATTGCAAAATTATGGAGCAATAGGAGATGGATTTACAGATAATAGGTTACAAATACAACAAGCAATATATGATGCAATACGAGTAGGGGCAAAATATATATTTGTTCCAAAGGGTAATTACTATTATACAAAACAATTATTTAGATCTAATGAAGTAATATTTGTTGGAAATAATTCAGACGCTTATATTAAAGATATTGAAATAAGACAATTTCCAGATTTATGGAATGAAGCACAAGCAACAACTGGAGCAATAACTCCAATAGGTGGAATTATATTAACAGCTACAGTAGATATACCAGAATATTATTTAGAGTGTAATGGCGATACAGTAAATGTTGCAGATTATACTAGTCTTTATGAAAGTATTACAGCAGATTTACCAGACGAATATCCAGAAACATTTACATTGCCAAATTTAAGTACAGGAGTAACTGGAACAAAATACATAATAAGAGCTAAATAGAAGGGAGGAAAATTATGGCTATAGTAAGCAGAACAACTGTAGGACAAGTATTAGATGATATACAGACAAGACTACCTCATGAGTACATAGATGATACTTTGTATATATGGGTTAATGAAACATTAAAGAAGATATATAAAGATTTAGCAATACAAGAACAATATTCTTTCAATACTAGACCAATGCAAGAATTATATACACTCCCAGAAGACTGTAGTATTGATATGATTAGTAATGTTACAAGAAGCCAAAAAGCAAGAGATGAGAATAATCCATATGACTGGGGAGAATTTGAAACATTACGTTCATACTTACCAGATGAGAATATGAACGAAAATGGTTATTATGATGGTAGAGATGGAGCAATAGGAATATTCCCTGTTCCAAAAGATGTAAGAAAAATAGATATTTATTACAGAAAAAAACCAAAAATGGTAACAAAGCGTGAAGATTATATTGAAATAGACGATAATTTTATAGATTTAGTTAAATATAACGTAATGAGTATTATAGCAATGTCTGGGCATAATCCAGATGTAGAGCTAGCAAATGAATATATTTTACTTTATAACAATTTAGTTCAAAAAGCTAACGAAAATAAAAACGAGCAGCAACAAAGATATCCTCTTATAAGAGATACAAAAAGAAGTTTAGCAAGAAGGAGGAGATAATAAATGTGGCAAAATACATATTTAGAAAATATACATTCTAAAAGTAATAATCAAATTAATTATTTAGCTGGAGGAATTAACAATATATATCCAGCACAAAACCTACAAGATGACGAATGTCAAGATATGTATAATATGTGTTTAGACTTCTATCCAGCAATATCAACCAAAATAGGAAGAACAATGCGTAGAAATCCTGGATTATTAGGAACACCAATAAAGTATTTTGAAGTTGCTGGGGATAAGTACATATTTTATATTCAAGGTACAGATTTAAAAGATATGACTGGAGCAGTTATTGCAACTGGAATAACTGGAAATAGATTTAGCCATGTATATTATGCAGATGGTAATAATGAATATTTAATATTATATGGAGATGGAGTAACACCTACAAGACATAAATTACCTTTATCAGCAATTAATACTCCAGAAGTAGTTCCACTTCCAGAAGATGAAGATCATAATCCTATTGTATTTGAGCATATGTGCTATCACAAAAATAGAATGATGGCAAGTAAAGGAAATATGTTATATTTTTCTGCATTGCAAAATCCAATGGACTGGACTACACCAGAAGATTCAAGAGAGGACAGAGTTCCAAACTGTCAACAAATCACTGGGCTTGTATCATTTGATGATAAGCTAATTGTATTTAGTGAAAAGAATATGCATTTATATTATGGATCAAATGTTATTGCAGGTACATCAAACTCTTATACATGCGTTTCACTAGATAACGATATTGGTTGTTATGATCAACAGACAATTAAAGTTCACAATTCATACCTATATTGGTTATTTGGTAGAAGCATATACGAATATGATGGATCTACAATAAGAAACATTGAAAAGCCAACTGGAAACAATGGAATTACTGGAGGAGTAAAAAGCTTTATAGATGGTATTACAATAAATGAAGCTAAAAATGTAAGTGTTGCAGCAAGTGAGGATAAAGTATATTTTTGGTTTCCAGATTATAGATTTTTCTTAATATTTGATGAAAGATTAAGAAAATGGACGAAGGAAACACAGGGCGAAGAAGACGAAGACGAATTATATTATACGATGATTTGTGATTCATATGTAGATTTAAACTTTTCACAAACACCAAACCCTATATATGCATTAACTGCAAATGGGGTAATTTATGAAATAACAGGTGGAAGAAAAGATGGGCTAGAGTATATAAAAACTTATGGAAAAGATGAGTATATTAATGAAACAACAGGATTAACAGAACAAAAATTAATTCCATTTTATATTAAAACAAAAGAATTTAAAAATGGGGTTTTAAGTAAGAAAAAATCATTATCAGCTTTATGGTTCAATTATGATTTAGAAGGAACAATGAATTTAAAAATAATAACAGATGATGGAAAAGAATTTGTAAAAGAAAATGTTTTGCCAGAAGGGAATAACAGAACAGAGTGTGTTTTAATTCCAAATGATATGCAAAATGCAAATAGTTATGTTTTTGAAATATATGGAAAAGGTAATATTAAGATCTACGGTATGGAACGAATTGATAGGACACATAACCGATGAGATTTAGAATATACGATACAGATACGGCTACATTAAAAGAGTGGGCAAAACAACTTAATGTGTTAGGCGAAGGAAATTATACATTATACGCTACTGTAGAAAATACCTTAAACCATTGGAAAGATGAATTAAACAAAAACATAGGCGTAAATACTTTTTCTGTAACAAATTCAACAGAAGGAACAATAAAAAGCTGGAAAGATAAATTAAATGGAATATATAACATATAAGTTATAAAAGAAAGGAGTATAAAAATGGCAGATACATTTTTAAATACTGCAAGAACAACAGGGCTAGCAACAAGTAACGTGCAAGCAAATGTAGATCAAGTTAATAATAATGGAACTGTTACACCAAATACAGTTCAACCACAAAATAACCAAATGAATCCAATAACAATTCCTATTCAAATACAACCACAAATTGCACCAACAGGAGCACCAGAAACTACACAACCAAATCAAAATTTACAAAATACACAACCTCAATATAATGCTCCTACACCACAACAATATAATGCACCAAAAAACAACAATGTAGTTGATTTTAATCAAATATACAATAGTTATAATCAAGCGTTAGGGAAAACTCCTACAAATAATAGTGGGGTAAAAAAGACAAGTTATAACACAACTATTGTTACACCTACAGTTGCAAACTTAAATTCAGTACAAGGACAATATCAAAGTGCATATGCTGATACTGTAAATGGCATTATAAGTAATATGTTAACATCAGTAGAAAAATTAAGAAATGGAGATTTTGGTTATGATCCTACTCAAGATAATGCGTTAAGAATGGCTTCTGAATATGCAGCAAATAGTACATTACAAAGCCTAGCTGGTAGTGGAGTGTTAAACAGCTCTGCAACTGCTGAAAGAGTTGCAAGAATTGTATCAGAATTAATTCCACAATATGAGGAAAAAGCATACAATAGACAATTACAATATTTAAGTCAATTAGCAGATACAGCTCAACTTGTAATGAATTTTGACGACCAACAATTTAATTATTGGAAAGACGCAAAAGATAGAGACTTCAAAGAAAAACAATTCCAATTTGAAAAAGACCAAAAAGCATTGGAAAACGCATGGAAAAGAGTAGATGAGTTAGGATATGTTGATAATAATGCTAGTACAATTTTAGGAGTAAGAGTTGGAACATTATCTGGAGCAGCAAGAGAAGCTAAAGAAAAGAGAGAATACGAACTTGCTAAAATGAGAGAACAAGCACAAATAGAACATGCTAATAACGTTGCACTTGCTAAATTAAGAAGTGAATTAGATTTACAAACAAGTAAACAATTGGCACAATATGAAAACTCATTAAAGCGTAGTAATATGGAATATCAATATCAACTAGAAAATAAATATGGATCTTCTTCAAAATCATCTTCAAAGCTATCTACATATGATGACATAATTAAAAATAGATATGCAGAATACGACGATTTTACAAAACAATATGTTGTGCCAGATGAAGATACATATAATCAATTAGGAGATTATTTAGATAGCTTGTATGCAAGTGGAGCAATATCTACAGAAGAATTTTTACAATTATCTGCAAAATATTCTAAACATAATGGGCAAACAACAACACCAGAGACTACAGAAACAAGCAACCAAAATGCCAATAATACCAACAATGGAATATTTAATACAATAGAAAATATAGTAAAACAAGCAATTGGTTATAGATAAGGAGGGTAGTTATGTTTAATGATGAAGAATACGAAAAACGAAAAGAAAGAGCAAGACTTTTAAGAAATAGTGTTGGAATGGTAACAGATAATGATATTCAATATGATACATCAAACTTTGATAATGACTCTCAAGATAATTTTAATGAATATCAAGAAAAACTAAACGAAGCCAGAAAATTAAGAAACTCAATTGGCATGACTACTCCAAAAGATTTAGAAACAATGCAAAATATAACAGAGGATATAGAACCAGAAATAAATACAGAGTCATTAGAAGAACCAAAAGAAACTGATACTGTTATTGATAACTCTGAATATACAGACGAACAAAAAAGACAAATTGTAAATGAAATATCTAATAAAATGTTACATGCTGATCCAGGAGAATTAATGAGTAATTTCTTTAATGATACAGGCAGATTTATAGAAAATACATGGATACGGAATGAAACATGGTTTTGAAGATATGACAGATTATGTTGGAGCTGTATTAACTCCAGTTCAGTCTGAAACAGATAAAAAGATACAAAGAGTACAAAATTCTAAAGATTTAACAGATGAAGAGAAAAACGCATATATGTATTATAATTTTGGCACACAAGAAGCTCACGACGATAGATTAAATGCTATGATCGAAAATATAATGCCAGTTAAAAAAATGCCAAAAGAATTATACGATAAATTTAAAGAAGAATATAATAATCAGTTAAAAAACTTTAAAGATAAGTTTAATATCAAAGATGAAGATATTAAAAAGTATTCTGAATTATATTTGCAGAATAAAGATAAAATAGATAAAGTTGCTGCATATGATAGACTTGAAGATATTAGAAATCAAGAAAATATTAAAATGGCAGAAAATATTGAAAATCAGAGTAATATTGTAACAAGAAAGATAGCAGAAATTGCTCCATCATTTGGTCAGATGTTACCTGGTATGGCATTAAGTACAATTAATCCAGTAATTGGTGCAACTTATTTTACAACTAGTGCTGGTGGAAGTTATTTAAAAGACGCAGAAGCAAGAGGCATGTCTCCACATGAAGCTAAAACTTATGGTACAATATTAGGTTTAGCAGAGGGATTAAGTGAAGAAGTAATTACAGGACAAATGGCAAGTAAATTAACTAAAAAACTTGCAGGAAAAGAAATAAGCAAAACTATTCTTAATAGCACAGGAGTTAATATATTAGAGAACGTCGCACAAGAAGCATTAATGGAACCAACACAAGAGTTTGTTGCAGAAATAGTTGGAGGAAAAGATAAAGCAAAATGGGAAGGCATGGAAGAAAGAATGTTTAATGCAGGACTTAATGGTGGTATTTTAGGAATTGTAGCAAATGGAATGACAAAAGGTTTAACATTATCAGTTGACGCATATCGTAAAATTCAAAATGGAGAAAAGCTAACTGCAAAAGAATTAAAAGCTGTTATTCAAGAAAATGTTGATAATATTGGAAAAGAAGAAACTCAAGAAATATTTAAAAATAGTTCTCAAAATACAATTAATAGAATTAAAAATGCAGCTATACAATATGATCCAAACAATACAAGAAATCAAAGCGACTTAAAACAATTCTATATCTCAACATTTAACGAGAATCAAGAATTAACTAATTTAGAACCAACACTAGGTAAAGAAATAAGCAACGTTAGAGAAGAATTAATGGTAAATCCAGTTATTGTTAAAGATAAAAATACCAATAAATATGAGGTAATAGACGGAACAACAGGGGTAGTATTAGACAATTCAAATTATGATAGTTTAATTGAAGCAGAATCTGGATTTGATACAAAAGCAATGAATCTTACAGAACAGCAAATTAATTCTATTAATAAAACTATTAGTGAGGCTAACTATACAATACAAAATAATTTAGATGAAGTTATTAATAAAGTAAAAAATGAACAATTACAAAATAGAATTAATGAAATAAATAATAGCCAAAACGCTCAAAATAAAAATACAGACATTTTAGAACCAAATACAACAAATAATACAAATGAAACACAAAATGGCGTAAATAATCAAAATGACAACAATACAGCACCAGAAAAAAGTAAGTTTTATAATGAAAAAACAAATTATGCTGTATCAAATATTAATGAAATAGAAACAGAATTAAATAAAAAGACATCATATACTCAAGAAGAAATAAGCGAAAAGTGGTCTGATATTTTAGAAGATACATACGATAAAACTTTGAACGATGATATGTTTATTGAATTAGAAGAAAACAATGGTAAATTGGAAGCTGTATTATATGATGGCTCTACAGAAGAAATTCCAGAAGTAAATAGAGTTGCAATTGATAAAACCAATAATGAAAGATATACAGCAGAATCATTAAACAAAGCTATAAAAGAAGTTGCTACTATACCAAATGAAAATGCTCCTATACAAGGACAGGTTGATATAGAAGGAAACGAAGTAACTGAATCAAATAAAAACCAATATAAAAAAGTTAGTTCTGATTTATTACAAAGCATAGATACTGTGCTAGAAAAAACAATTGATAGAAATAGAAACATTAAAGTATTAGAAAAAACTCCTCAAGTATTTCAAAATGTTGGTATGAAGAACCTACCAGTTTTAATGACACAAGATCATATCAGAACGACTGTATTGACAAAAGAAGAAGCAGCAAAAAAAGGAATTAATACAAACAATAAAAATTTTCATGGATTAGGAAAAGAAACGTTACTAAAAGTATTAGATAATATTGATGATCCAATTTTAATATATCAATGGCAAGATAAACCAGGTAATAAATACGGAAAAGATGACTATATTGTAATTACTCAATTTAAAGATTCTAATAATGATAGGATTATTGTTCCAGTATTGGCTAATAAGAAAGATAATATTTATATTACTGTAAATAAGGTTAAAAGTGCTTATGGAAAAATAGGACTAGAAGGCTATTTGAAAAAAAATATAAACGAGGGAAATTTAAAATTAGTTTATAATAAAAAGGGATCAGATAATTCAAGCGGTGGAATCCAATATTCCAGCGAAAGAAAATCTAATCCTTCTACTAACAGTATAACACAGAATAATAAATCTGTCAAAACTGAAAAAAATACTGTTAATAGTAAGTCTATGCAAAACAAAGAAAATAATTCTAAAATAGAAGATTTTGGAGAAAAAATAGGGGGAGCAAGAAAAGATTTATCTGGAGGCAGAACTATTACTAAAACTGGAAAAGAAGTAATACACGATTATACAGTACAAAATACAGATAATGGTTATTCTGTTAATTTCAAAGGCAAGGTATTAAATGATGGATTTAAAACACAGCAAGAAGCAGAACAATATATTTTAGACTTTAAAAACAATATAAAGAATAATAGAGCATTTGTAGAAGAAAGAAACAGTTTGTTAATGACTGGAGGAAATAAATATTCTGTATATTTAAGAAATCCTAGAACATTGAAATCACAATATACTGGAAAATCTTTTGCAAATAAAATTGACGCTGAAAACTATGCAATGGCGTTAAGTATGTACTTAAAAGAACATGGTAATAATTTATTTAGACCTCAAATACAAAAGGTAAATAGAGTAAATGCAAATAGTAAGAATGCAACAAAAGCTACTGGTAATGATATTATAAATAATTTTGGCTTTAAAGGTGGAGAATTTGGAAATTGGGTAACACAAAGTGAAAGACAACAGTTTTTAAATTATGCACAAGACGCTTTCATAGATTTAGCAAATGCATTAGATATAACTCCAGATAGTTTAGGACAAAAAAATGCTATGAGCATTGCATTTGGAGCAAGAGGAAAAGGGTTAACTGGAGCAGTTGCACATTTTGAACCAGGTAAAAAAGTTATAAATATGACAAAATTAAAAGGTGCTGGAAGTTTAGCTCATGAATACGGACATAGCATTGATAATTATTTATCAAGAGAAGGCGGATATAACGAAGATGGTATGGCAACAGAGAATTTAAGGAATCCTAAACTTTCAGATAATATGAAAAAAGCTATAAATGAAGTTATAGATTCAATTAGATATAATGTTTCAACAAATCCAGAAGAAATTGATAAGAAGAATGCAATATATGAAAAGAACAGAATATCAAATATTGAATATAATCTAGGATATTTAGATAAAGTATTTAAGGGCGAAGCTAATAAGTATAAAAAAGTTAAAGGAAAATATGAATTAGTTCCAATAGAAGTAACTGATAAACAAAAATCAGAATATCAAAAGATAAGAAAAACACTAATTGAAGGTAAGCTTGAAGGAGATATAGATTATAAATTAAATGGTCAAACATTAAAGACAGATAAAACATATCCAGAACCTCTTAATACATTACAAAATATGTATAAAGAAGTAGTTGGAAGAAAACTAGAAGATGATACAGTTTATTCTTTATATAGACAAGGAAAACCCGCAAGACAAGTAACAGAAGTAAAGAGCGAAAGTGCTTTTAGTAAAAGTGCATTAGAATTAGATAAAGCAATGGGTAGATCAACAGCATACTATTCTAAAATAGCAGAGATGTGGGCAAGAGCTTTTGAATCTTATGTATCAGATAAACTAAAAGCAAAAGGAATAACAGATACATACCTAGTACATAGTGTTAATAATAATGAATATGCATTATTTAATCCATTTCCAGCTGGAGAAGAAAGAAAGAATATCAATAAAGCTTTTGATAATTTAATTCAAACAATGAAAGATGAAGGGTTATTCACAAGTTCTGGAACGCCACAAAATATTGATGAGGATACTGGGATTAGATACATGAAGAAAAACAAAGAATCAAAGAAGTCATTAGCAAAACAATTTGAAGATATAACAGGAGATTCTATTATTAGAGCAGGAGCTAAACTTGCTGGAATAGAAATGCGAAATATGCAAAGACAAAATAATAATCTTTCTGGAGAATTAGAACAAAATCCATATAGTAAAGAAGCAATGGATATATACAATAAATATAATAATAACAAAAAATCTAGTAATTATTTATATCATAGTACATCAAGAGAAAATCTACAAAATATAATAGACAATGGCTTAACTGTTGGGAATAAACAAAATCAAGAAGGAATAAGCTCAAAAGACAAAATTTATTTAAGTGCAACAGAAGAATTGGCAAAATCATTTACTCCAAATGATAGTATTGTATTAAGAATAAATCCTAATGCTAAACTTGAAAATTTAGAAAGTGATTTATTAGGTGGGGAAGGATCATATAGCGTTACAAATAATATACCAGCTGATATGTTACAAATTAAAGATAATAACAAATGGATTAATCTACAAAATTATATGCAAACAAAAGTTGATAATCAAGGAAGAGTATTATCAAAACAACAACAAGAGTATTTTAAAGATAGCAAAGTTAGAGACGAAAAAGGTAATTTAGAAACTGTATATCATGGAACTTTAAATTATGGATTTACAGAATTTGAAGGAGGACATTGGGGAGCAAACTATTATACAAACAATAAAAATGTTGCAGAAAGTTATTTTATTAATTCTAGTAAGAACAATGGAGTATATGAAGGATATTTAAACATAGAAAAACCACTTGAAATAGATATGCAAGGCAGAAATTGGAGCGAAATCAGAAGAGATTTTATAACTGATAAAGAAATTTTAGACTTAATAGATCAAGATTTTGGAAAACCTTATAATATTTTTTCAACAACAGATGTAATAATAGCAGCTAAAAAAAGTGGTAAATACGATGGAGTAATATTTAAAAATATTTATGATGACGCATCTAGTAAAAAAATAAATCTTGGCAATGACTATGTAACATTTAATAGTAATCAATTTAAAAATATTGATAATACAAATCCTACTTTTAATAGTGATATTAGATTTGCTAAAAATAATTCTGAAGATAATTCTATAAGAAATGCAGAAAGAGGCGAATCATATATTGAACAAGAGATTCAAAAAATTGAAAAGACAGGAGACTGGGATAATTCTATTCCAGTAACAAAGCTATCTGATATAAGAAAAACAATAGAAGATTATCTAGGACTAGGAATTAAAAAAGGTCATTTTAGACAAGACGCTTATGCTTTATATAAAGGCGATAGAGATGTAATAAGAACAAAAGAATATAAAGATATGGATAGTATATTACATGAAACAGGACATGCAATGGATCTAGGAAATAGACTTAAAATAGATAAAGAATCAATTTCAAACGAATTACTTGCTGCTATAGACAAATTAGGGGGATATGAAGGAGAGACACGAACCATAAGACTTGAAGAAGGATTTGCAGAAGTAATAAGAGAATATTCAATAATTCCAGAACAAGCAAAAGTAGATTATCCACAAACAATTGCTGTTCTTGAAGGCTTGAAAAAGACAGACAAAAGATTTAATGACTTTATTACTAAAGTGCAAAAACAAGCTTATAATTACATACATCAAAATCCTAGAAACAGAACATTAAGTAATATAAGCATTGGAGAACAAACAGATAGACATAATATAACAAAGAACTATATTAAACAAGAAATAATGCGTAATATATATGATAGAGATTATGTTGTAAAATCTGCAGTAAATGAATTAGCAAAAGCAAATGGCAAAACAGCAAACCAAATTAAAGCTAGTGATAATGCATATTACTTAACAAGACTAGCAAGTGGAATTAATGACAAAGTTGTTTCTATGTTGAGTGATGGATATATAGACGAACATGGTAAAAAACTGTTCCCTGGCTTAAGTCAAATAGGAGAGATACTTGGAAATGATTCTAAAAGATATAATGACTTAAGAGCATATTTAGTAGCTCAAAGAGATTTAGAGTACAAAGCAAAAACATTAAAAACTGGAATAAGAACAATGGATAGTAAAGCAGTAATTGAACAATTTAAAAATGATACTCAAATACAACAGGCTGCTAAATTAGTATATGATACATTAAATGGAGTTATGCAATATGCTGTAGATAATGGATTAATAGAGCAAGAAACCGCAAATAGACTTCAACAAAGTAATGCTTTTTATGTTCCTATGCAAAGAGTTTTAGAAAATAGAGGTAACCAAATTGGAAGAAAAGGAGCAGTTGCAGATATTATTAAAAAGAGAACAGGAAGCGAACTAGATGTAAAAGATGTTCTTGAAAATATTATTGCAAATTCTAGTAATATAATAAGACAAGTAGATAATAACAATGCATTAAAAGCTTTATATAAAGAAGGACAAGAAACTGGTTTGACTGGTACGGTTTATGATGTAATAGATACACCTTTTCAAAAAGTTGGTACAGCTAATTTAGAATTATGGAAAAATGAATTAAAGAAACAAGGGGTAAATACAGAAGATTTAGACCTAGAAAAAACAATTGATTTGTTTGCTCCAAATAATAAAGTTGATTCTAAAAACTTAATAACAAACTTTATTAATGATAACGGAAAAAGAGTATATTTACAATTTAACGATGACTTATTATTCAATTCATTAATGAATATAGATAAAAAGTTTATGAGTCAGGTTCTTAAAATAAACAGTAAAATGAATATGCCTTTAAGATATGGAGCAACAATGGCTAACCTAGGATTTGCTATACCAAATATGATATCAGATACAGCACAAGCAGCAATTTATTCAACAGCTGGATTTGTTCCAGTAGTAGATAATGCACTAGGGGTATTAGACATATTATCAGTTAAGAGCAAAGCAGTTAGAAACTTTTTAAATCAAGTAGCTCCAGGATATGCTGATAAGATAAATAGATTATATTCAATATATCAACAAACAGGTGCAACAAGTTCTAGCAGAATGTCGCAGTTTAGAGAATCAACACAAAATTTAATGCAAGATGTTTATGGTGCTAAATCAAAAACATTAGGAGTAAAAGAAAAATTTAAACCATTAAAAAGATTATTGGATTTACTTACTTATATACCAGAAATATCAGAACAGTCTACAAGATTTGAAGTATTTAAGAAAAACTATAAATATTATCAAAATAAAGGCACAGCAGAAATGGACGCAAGAATTTTAGCTGCATTAGAATCAAGAGACGCAACACAAGATTTTGGTAGAACTGGAAATATAACAAGAGAAATAAATCAATTAATACCATTTTCTGCAGCAAGAGTGGGAAGTGCATATACATTTGCAGAAAAAATGAGTGCAAACCCTAAACAAGTAACAATGAGATTAGCACTATTAACAGCAATAGCATTAAGTATTAAAGCAATGGGCTACGATGATGACGAAATTGAAGAATTAATACAAAGAAAGAAAGACGATAATTTTGTTATTAGAATGGGAGACAATGTTGTTACTATTAAAAAGCCACAAGGTAT